GTCATTTTCAAATTCCTCATAACGTTGCACAAGGTCTTGTACTTCCATCCTTGCACGGCGCAGACCTTGGATTACGCCGCACAAATTCTTATACTCAGCAAAGTCTTTACAGTTTCCTTCAGCCATCGCATCACTTACTTCGCGCTCGCGTTCTTTGAGTTTATTAAATAAGTGATCCAGCATTGCTCGTTCTTGAGTCATCTACTACCCCTTTTTGTCATCGCTGTTTTAAGTAAATCAGCTTGAATCTTCTTATCCTCACGTTTATCTTGGCTCTGTAACCGGATGTTTTCTTTCTGAGCTTCAAGAGCAATCCGCTCACGCTCGTTCTGTAGCCTACCCTGAGCTAGTGCAATATCAGCCTGATCTTTGACAGACTTGCGTTGCTGCTCCATACCCTTGATCTGCAACTCTTGTTGTTGCATCTGAACCAACGGATCTTGTGCCATCTGCTGCGCTTGAGCTTGAGCCGCTTGGGCTTGATGGATCTGTAGAACTTGTTGAGCTGCTTCTGCAACGTACTTAGCCATAGCCAATTCTTCGGCTTCTGGTATCTCTTGATCAGGTCCGGGCAGTGGTGCGCCCACACGCTGCTCAATCTCTTGCCTGTACCTAAAGCCTAAATGCTCAGCAACGTGAGCCATCATTGCAGCCTGCATAGTCTGCGCCATCGGGTTTTGTCCTATGGTCTGCATGATGCTGGGGTCTTGCAAGAAGGTCATATGTGCTGTGATGTGCGCCTGATGATCCTGATAAATAAACGCTTTGAGTGGCACACTTTTGAGCACATTCATGTTCTCAGTTATGGGATCTTTGGGTTTCTGATCATCCGGCAGAGGCACAAGCTTGTCGGCGTTAGGGATACCAAGTACATCAAGCATCTGCCTGTGAAGGCGGGGCATGTCGTATAACTGCGGCGCTCCTTGGGCTAGCTGCAACGCAGCTTGATACTGCACTACCCGCTGAGCCATCGTCGAGGCGTTAGGATCAGACACCGGGATGACTTCCACGATGTCATAGTCTTCAGCTTTAACTTGAGGTGTGCCATCCTGCGGCACGTAGCTATAGTCGGGTGAAGTGTATTCTTTGATGATTTCTTTGAGCAGCTTGAACTCTTCTTTCATCGCTGCATGGATGCGAGCTTGTACCGCACCCATCGTCTTTAGCTGCCTCTCCAACAGAGCCAACGTCGTGCCCACCGGAGCCTGACTCGACATATCGCTGACTTTCATGTCAGCCATACCACTAAGCCTTCTCGCTTCTTCAGTGATCTGATTTAATAAGGCGAGGAGAACTTGGCTGGGTTCTTTGTAAGGCAACGGCAGGATGTTGTCTCGGATTGCACCCCCCGGCACATCCACATCACGCCATTCACCCGGAGCAATCGGGGTGTCATCACCTTTAATCCGCAACCCTCTAGACTTCAACCCGCCGGGAAGGTTTGATAGTGAACCTGCATCCACCAACTGACGGATCAGCATGGTGCCTGCTGTGGCGTAGCCACCAATAATATGAATCAACCCAAAGCCATAAGCTCCGAAACCGGGGATGTACATATAGTGCACAAAGTGCTGCCGCGCACGTTTCTGGGGGTCGTCTTCTTTATAGTTACGCCGTATAGCTAAGACTTTGTTGGTATTTTTATCGATGGTTATGACGTAGGGTAGTGGCAGTTCTTCCTCATACCCCGGTAAGTCATACTCGATATGCACCTCGCATATCTGATACCGCTCATCTTTAGTCTGCTCAACACCTTCTTTCTGAGCCTTGGCTTTCTCAATATCCGTCTGTGTGGCGTAAGGCTCCCCAAGATCAATATCACGGTAGAACCCACTAACCTGCAACCGCTTTACGTCATTTTTAGTCTTACGCATCACATGCGTAAGGCGATCTGTGCGTCTTATATTTGTTACACCATAGGGGAGGATGACATCCTCGGCAGGTACATAAAATGAAACTTGGCGTTCCAACGATGGGTCGTAGTACACCTTCTTAAATGACGAACCCGCCAGTGCCACACCCCACAGCGCACGTTCATGCTCTGAGCGATATTCAGGCATCTTATCTGTTAACTGATAGTTCATATCAGCTTTTACCCGTCTGCCTGCCTCTTCAATCTCAGGCGTAAACTGACCGATAATCTGTGTCTTTACAGGGCCAGCAGCGGGGAATGTCTCCATAATGGACTCGCTTTGAAAGCGAATTGCAGCTTCCGTAAGAAGCGTAGAGAACACACCACACGCACCATCCCAAGGTTCTGTTACCTCGTCATAACGTAGCCCCAGCACATCCAAGCCCTTAACGTAGGTATCAGCCCAATCCTTACGGCTATTAATATCAGTCTCAATCAACTCCATTACATCGCTTGCAATCTTTTGCAAGTCGCTTTCTTTCATGTACTCAGCAAGATTAGAATCAAACGCTTCTTCTTCCTCGTCTTCAGGCATCAGGTCAATCTCAACCCCACCTATACCAATCGTGACATTTTCAGGATTTTCAATTTCAATTTCAATCGGAGCTTCTTCAACCGCTAAAGCTTCAATCCCCTCAGGCATCCCATACAGTGCTTTATCAATAGCCATGTTTTATCCCTAATTCAAATGATATCCACGTTTAGCGCCACGATACCCACGGAAGTATTGCAACTCATCGGGTTCATCTGTTGGAAGGCGCAAAAACCCACCATTCCTAAACCTTGCTAATGCTAACGTCGTTGAATCCACATAGTCATCATGCTCGCCTGCGGGGAAAGACGCAACTTCCTCAATAAGTTCTTCAGCCCAATTAGTGTTTGGCACCCACACACGACCTGCTTGAATAATGTCTGAGACTGCATTAAGCCTCGTTATCTTATCGTTACCTTTGCTTGGGGTAAATTCTGACACCGGTACACCCATGCGCCGCAGTTCTTGGTAAAGCGATATACCGGATGCTTTCTTCTCCACAATTAGCGCATCAGGTTCGTAGTCTTTATATTCTTCCATCACCTTTTTCTTTAATTCAAAAAACTCAAGACGCGCACGAAAGGCGTTAAGTAGGATGATGTTGGTTTCACCTTCTTCCGTCGTCCACACACCCCACGTCGTACACGCAGAATAGTCTGAACGATTGGTCGTTTCAAAGGCTGTATCCCATGCTTGGATAATAAAATCGCATTTTGGGGGCTCATCTTTCTCCCAAACCTTCCACCATTCGCGCTTGACGATGGCACCTTCTTCAGAAGTCGGCTGTTGCTGGTACTGAGCCTGCCATTTTGAGTTTGGAAGCTCCTCTTTTAGGGCAGAAAGCTCATCTAATGACCAAAATTCAGGCCAAAGTGGGCTCCCAGAGGGTAAAATCGCAGGAAATTCGATCACTTCCCACTCATCTCCCCCTCTTTGGGCCGCATTTTTGATCACTTGCCCCGTTAAATCCCTTAAACCCCACCGAGTCATCACAATAACGATAGATCCCCCCGGCTGTAGGCGCTGTCTTGGGCCTGATGTGTACCACTCGTACACCTTATCGTAGATTTCTGGGTTTGTTGCAGCTAGTGCGGCCTCTTGTTCTGAGTGTGGATCGTCAATAACCAACAAATCTGCACCCTTACCGGTCACCGCACCACCTACACCAATAGCAAAATACTCACCACCTTTGTTTGTATTCCATCTACCAGCAGCTTTTGAATCAGCTTGCAGCCCTACACCAGGGAAAATATGTTTATAAGCGTCCTGATCAACAAGATTTCGCACCTTCCTACCAAAGCCTACGGATAACTCAGCAGTGTGTGCTGTTTGGATTACTTTCTTATGAGGGAACTTTCCCAAGAACCAAGCAGGTAAAAGATAGGAGGCGAACTCGGATTTGGTGTGGCGGGGCGGCATATTAATAATTAGCCGTTTTGTTTTACCTTCTGCCACTCTTTCAAAAGCCGCAGCCATTCTAAGATGATGCCTGCCTGATATAAATGTCGGCCAAACTTTTTGCACGTATTTAATAAATTTACTTTGTGCAAGTTCTCGTCCTTTTAGTTTTTCAAATAATGCCAACTCAGCATCTAACTTACGCTTTTCCGAATCGGAAAGTTTCGGCAATATTTTCTTTATATCGGTCAAAGATATATTATTCAGCCTGTGCTGCATTATCTTCTTTCGTATAATATATATTAGGAGTTCCTAAATGTGCATCTAAATCATCAAGGGGTATTGCTTCAACATCAACTGTATCTGAATGCAGCAATCTTTTAACTCTTTCAGCAATTGATATTTCAATATCACTTGAGTTTTTATAATGCACAGTTACTTCACTACGTTCAGTAAATATACCAATATCGCTATGCTTGCCTAATAACTCCAAAGCTTTAATTTCAATCTTTGGGTCGCCACACGTACACAACTCTATAAGCCTGTTTGTAATAAATGTTCTGGCTTGTTGTGCGTCATTAATAACTTGGTGGTCGTACTGCGTAAGTATTGCAGCTAGCTTTAATGCAACCCCTGGTTTAGTTACAGTTTTTTGAACACGCTGTGTACCCTTTATTAACTCTTGGGCTTTGTGTTCGTCTTCAGGGCTAAAGTCTAGTGAGCCACCTAACTGCTCAATAAGTGCAGCGGTATTTGCGGCAACAGCAATCTTATCTTTATCCGTTGGAGGTACGTCTGGTTCCAGATCGTAGGGGATGGGATGTTCTGTGCTTGGTTGTACTGTAATCACGGGAATAAGGGCACCGAGATTGAGATGCCCGCAACTGTATATGTAATTTATTTTTTTAGCAAGGAGGTTGGGACTCCTGACGGGGGGTGTTTCCTATAGAAGGGGGTGGGGGTATTACAAAGTTATTTTAAAGCATGGGGGTGGGAGTTGACAGAGCGGAACAGTGTGTAGTGCGTGCCCCTGTTGCTGTGTCTAGTTGCTAGGGGGGTGCGAATGGGGTGGGGTATCAGTCTGGAACAATTCGTATTTGAGAATGATTCTTAATCGTACTACATTCTTATCTGTACTAGCTTCTTGAGTAGCCCTAACAATGTTAGGCTACCATTCATCGGTCAATCCGACCGTTCATCGCTTACGACAAACGGTAGAGAAAAGCCGACGAATAACATTGACTCTGCTATTACATTGTAGTACATTATGTTCATGGTTAGGTAATACAGAAGCCTAGTCATGCCCCCCTAACATTGTTAGGGGGTAACCCTCTTAGGAGATTTACCATGTCGATTACTATTCCCGCTACCTTGGTAGCAGCACGTCAGGCCGAACTCTCGGCCGTTGAATCAGGTTACGGTGCACGCATTGAGTACGCCCAAGCCCTTGTGGATAATTCAGAATTTGTAACAGTCGACGGTGTTAACAAATTCTGGTTCCAAGATTCAGGCGTTAAAATGCCTGAGCTCATCGAGCTCGAAAAGAAAGCATACTATGATGGGCTTAAGGCGATCAAGTATTCTAACCCTTCCAACGCATGGCGCATGATCAAAAAATATTGCGTCGACTATGCCACTGAAAAGGGCTTACTCGCAAAAGCCGAAGCCGAGGGCGGCGAGGGCGGCGAGGGCGGCGGCGAGTCTAGCGGCGATGCAAGGCATACGCGCAGTTTCTCTCTGCGGGTGCTTGAGGATGTAGGGGGCATTTTCAAGGCCGGACGTAGGCTTGAAAAAGAAGGGACGCTTACTGAAAAAGAGCGGCAATGTCTGGCCCATCTTGGTAGCGCACTGACTGCGCTCGGGATTGACCTTAGCACTCTCAAGTAAACCCAAGGCCCCCTTGGGGGCCTAACAATGTTAGGTCATTTTAACTTATGCGCAACCCGCCAATCGGCGGGTTTTTTGTTGCCCTAACATTGTTAGGTGCGGCTTCGCCGCACCAGTTCCTGAAGCGGCGTTAGCTTAAGCCTGGGC